AATGATACCCTTGTCGCAAGAGATACTTCTGATACTTTAACAAATAAAACTCTTACAAGTCCTGTAATTTCAACAATAATTAATACAGGAACATTAACACTTCCTACAACTACAGGTACAGTAGCACTAAGACCTACAACTACAAATGCTACAGGTGATGGTTCTACGGTAGCGTTTACTTTAACTAATATAAATAATGATGTAGATAGTATTATGGTGTTTTTAAACGGAGTTTTACAAAGACCGACAACTGATTACACAGTTTCAGGAACAACACTAACATTCGGAACGGCGCCAGCTAATGCCGATGCTATTACAATTAAGGAGTTTTAACAAATGGCAAATACAATTAAAGAATCTAATATTACGGATAGTGCTGTAACCACAAGTAAAATTGCTAACAACGCTATCACTAGTGATAAGATTGCCCCTGGTGCTGTTGTAGCTGCTGATGTAGGTGACGGCACAATTACTTTAGCAAAATTATCTGCTACAGGAACAAAAGACGCTACAACTTTTTTAAGAGGCGATAACACTTTTCAAACTATTGCTACAGATTTAGTAAATGACACAACTCCACAATTAGGTGGAGATTTAGATTTAAACAGTTCTGATATTACAGGTACAGGTAATATAAATATTACAGGTACAGTAACAGCAACAACAATTAATGGAACTATAGGAAATGTTGTTGAAGATACAACTCCACAATTAGGCGGTAATTTATCAAGTAATGGAAATGATATTAATTTTGCTGACAATGATAAAGCTATATTTGGTGCTGGAACAGATTTACAAATTTACCATGATGGAAGTAACTCAATAATTGGAGATGTAGCAACTGGAAATCTATTATTAACTACAAATGGAACTGCTGTAAAAATAGTTAAAGGAGTATCTGGAAGCGAAACACTTGCTTCATTTAATGAAGATAGTTCTGTCGAACTTTACTATGACAACTCTAAGAAATTTGAAACAACATCTACTGGTATAGATGTTACAGGAACTTTATTAACTGACAAAGGTTATATCGCAGAAACAACTTTAACAGACGGTGCAACTATTGCTTGGAACATGGCAACTCAATCAGTTGCAAAAGTAACACTTGGTGGTAACAGAACTATTGCTGCTCCTACAAATGGAAGCACAGGTCAATTTGCATCATTACTTGTTGCACAAGATGGAACAGGTGGAAGAACTTTAACATGGAACGCAGTATATGAATTTGCATCTGATACTGCTCCAACATTGACAGCAACTGCAAGTCTTGGAGATTTATTTGTATTTAGATACAATGGAAGCAAATGGCTAGAAGTTGGTAGAAACTTAGCATTAACTTTATCGTAGGAGAATTATGTACGCATTAGTAGAAAATAATCAAATCACTAAATACTTTCAAAACCCTAAAGGTTTTATTTTAAATGACAATCAATATTCAGCAGACATATTTACTAAATGGTCACAAGCTGAAAAAGAAGCTATTGGTATTTATGAAGTTATAACTGATTCAACTAATTACAAAGATCCAGCATATTACAATAACACTAACGAACAATATACTTTTGCAAATGGTCAAGTTACTAAATCTTGGGGAACTGCAACTGCTAAAAGATTAAATGATGAAAATGCAGTAGATGGAGATGGAAACCCTGTATTACAAGATGGTGTTCAAGTAATTAATTATGGTTTAAAAACAGAAAAGAAAAAAATTGTAAAAGATCAAGCTGCGGAATTACTTGCTAAAACAGATTGGTATGTTGTTAAAGCAACTGAAGTTGCTGATTATACTGTACCCGCAAATATTACAACGTATAGAGCAGCAGTTAGAACTAAATCAAATCAAATGGAAACTGCAATAGATAATGCAGCAAATGTCGATGCACTCAAAGCATTATATGAATATACTAACACAGGAACAGAACAAGATCCTGTGTATACAAGACCTTTAGGAGAGTGGCCAGAGGAGGTAATCTAACGTGTTAATAGTTGGAGGAAACCAATCGGCAGGGGGTTATGAAGTAGATAACTCATTAAGATTTGATGATGGCAGTAATGATTCTTTAACTAAAGCATTTGCTAGTGCTGGAGATCAAAGAACTTGGACTTTTAGTACATGGGTTAAAAGAGCTAACATTACTAATGCCAACATGAATATTTTAGGAACAGATTATGCTGGAAATGGAGAGGCATATTTTTTATTTAGACCAGGAGATAGAATACAGTATGGACAATACGAAGCTGGTGGTACAGTTGGAAACTATAGACTTGAATTAAATAATGTTTTTAGAGATTCGTCAGCTTGGTATCATTTTACAGTAGTTTGGGATACTACAGATGCAACAAGTTCGGATAGAATAAGAATCTATGTTAATGGTGTTAGACAAACAAGTGCTTATGCTTCTACATATCCAGCATTAAATTATCAAGGTGTGGTTAATCAAGCAAGAACTCATTATATTGGAGACGCATTTTATGGAACTAATTTAGATGGTTATCTTGCTGAAACAGTATTTATAGATGGACAAGCATTAGAACCAACATCATTTGGAGAATTTGATGAGGACTCAGGAGTCTGGAAACCTATTGATGTATCTGATTTAACCTTCGGTACAAATGGATTTTATTTACCATATGAAAACTCTGCTGCATTGGGTCAAGACGATAGTGGTAATGGAAATAACTTTACTGTAAATAATTTAACTAGCATAGATCAATCTACAGATACACCGACTAATAATTTTTGTACTATGAATCCTTTAATTACTAGATCAGGTACAGCAGCAACTTACTCAGAAGGAAATTTAAAAGTTGTTTGGTCACATTCTGTCAATGTACCAACTATGGGAACTTTAGGAGTTCAATCTGGTAAATGGTATTATGAATCAAAAATGTTTTGGGGTTCAAATTCTTACATTGGAATAACCTATGATTCAACTCCAACTAATACAGATGTAACAGGATATTTACTTAGACAAACAGGTCAAAAATATGATGCTTTTACAGGTAGTGGTAGTAGTTATACATCTGCTTTATCTTCTGGAGATACAGTAATGATTGCTTTTGATGCTGATAATGGAACACTTTGGTTTGGTGTAAATGGAACTTGGTCAAATAGTGCAACACAAACTGAAATAGAAAATGGAACAACAACTAATGCCGCTTTTTCTAGTATTGATATGAGTTATATTTGGCTACCTATGGGTAAAGGTGGAATAAGTTCTAATGCAAGAATAGAAGCTAATTTTGGAAATCCAATTTACACCATCTCATCAGGAAATAGTGATAGTGCAGGTTTTGGAAACTTTGAATATGCTGTACCATCAGGATACTATGCACTCAACTCTAAAAACCTAGCGGAGTATGGATAATGGCTTACACACCAATAGATAAACCATCAGATTATTTTAATACAGTTACTTGGACAGGTGATGGAGTTAATGGAAGAACTATTACTACAGGACATAATACAAATTTTATTTGGGGTAAAGAAAGAAGTAATGTTAATTCAAATTGGTTAATTGATATTATTAGAGGTGCTGGAAAAAGATTAAGGTCAGATACAACTAATGCAGAAGATAATTTAGGTGCTTATCCAAGTTTTGTTACAAATGGTTTTACTGTACCAGCCACACTTTCACTTAATGGAAGTGGAAGAACTTTTGTTGGGTGGTCATGGTTAGCTGGTGGAACTGCTGTATCTAATACAGATGGTTCAATTACTTCTAGTGTTTCAGCTAATACTACTGCTGGATTTAGTATTGTGTCTTATACAGGAACAGGTGCTAATGCTACGGTTGGCCATGGGTTAGGTGTTGCACCATCAGTAATAATAGTTAAAAATAGAAGTACCACAGGGGGTTGGCCTGTATATCATAAAGGAGTAGCATCTGACCCAGAAACAGATTATTTATTATTACACTCAACAGATGCAGTTGCAGATAATAATATTATTTGGAATGATACAGCACCTACTTCAACAGTTTTTAGTATTGGTACAGGCTCAAGTGCTAATACAAATACAAATAATCATATATCCTACTGCTTCGCAGAGAAAAAAGGATTTAGTAAGTTTGGAAGCTACACAGGAAATGGAAGCACAAATGGAACATTTGTTTATACAGGATTTAAACCAGCTTTTTTAATCGCTAAAAAAACTAATACAACAAGTGGTTGGGGTATATTTGATAATAAAAGAACACCTTATAATGTAATGAATATTAGACTTCTTGCTAATAGTAATGGTGTAGATGATATAAGTTCTGATAACAATGTTGATTTTGTTTCCAATGGTATAAAGTTTAGGTCAAGTGCTGGTTGGAATGCTTCTGCTTCCTACATCTACATGGCTTTCGCTGAAAATCCATTTGTTTCATCTACAGGAATACCAACAACGGCCAGATAATGTGTTATAAATAGTAAAAAGGAATAAAAAATGCCAGCGATTATAACTAACAAATTTAGAATACATAATGCAGAGAAATTTACGACTGCATTAACAGGCTCTTCTAATGTCTTTTATTTAGGAATAGGAAGACCACAAGCTTTTTCAACATCTACAAGACCTGATTTACGAACAGAAAATGAGGGTACAGATGCATCACCATTAACACCTGTTGATTCGATACAAGAAGAATTTTATTCTTTTGATGATTTAATTGCCGCTAAAAAAGTAGGAACTTCTGATTTATCATACGTGATACCAAGAAGAAACTGGACATCAGGTACAGTCTATGATTATTATAGACACGATTACGGAAATAGAATTACAGGTACAACCACTATACAAACATCAGATAGTGGTGCTTCAACATTATGGGATTCTACTTTTTATGTTTTAAATAGTGAAAATAGAGTTTACAAATGTTTAGATAACAATAACGGTGGAACATCTACTTTTGAACCCACTGGTGATAGTAATAACATTATTACAACTGGTGATGACTACAAATGGAAATTTATGTATGAGTTAACAGCTGCTCAACAAGTTAACTTTTTATCAACAGATTTTATGGCAGTTGCAACTGATTC